AGTAGGCTACCTAAAAAGGTAGCCCGGAACGGATTTTATCACCATACTTATGAAAGGAGATATTTTTAAGTTGGTATTAAGATTGTGTAATATGATGATATCTATATTTTATAGTATCAGTGCTATAAAATCAAAAATAAGTCACTAATTAACTACCACTCCAATTGTAAGCCTTTTTTCTCACTTTTTTTCAAAAATATGGTATGCTTTTTAATGGCTTCAAATATAAAAGAGTTTAAAGCGTAACACACTTATGGGGGAGTGGTTTTTGGGGAACGCTTTAAACTCTTCTTTATTATTATCTCACAATATAACCCAAATGTCTTTCCATTTAAAAATCAAAGTAAAACTTTTCAAATATACAGAAGTATAACTATGTGAAACATCCTTTCATTAATCCATAAAAGGATACATAAAAAAGCCACTCATTTGAGTGGCAATGAAGAAAAGCTTTAGCTTGTATAATACTCTTCAAAAAATTCTAACACAGAACGATTCAATTGGCTACATTAATGTACCCTGTAGGACTCGAACCTACGACCTACGCGTTACGAGTTAGATTCTATAATATATTTAACGATTAAAAACGAACAAGAGTATTGTTTTTATAAGGCGCCGATTGTAAAATTAAGCTAGACAACTAAAAAAGTCATTTGTGCTACACTCAAAATAGTTCCGACCAAAGAATTATAAGGAGTGAGTACAAATGACCTATACCCATCTTACAACGGATGAACTTGTAATAATAGAGTCTTATTTCAAAATGAATCAATCTGTTGCTAAAACTGCCCATTGCTTGAATCGTTCAAGACAAACGATCCATAAAGTATATCTGTTCTTCAAGCAAGGAAAATCAGCCTTAGAATATTATCAACAGTATAAGAAAAACAAATCAAACTGTGGTAGACGTCCGCTTGTTTTACCCGAGGAACAATCAGAATATATTCAAAGAAAGGTTGTTCAAGGATGGACACCCGATGTGATTGTTGGTCGTGCAGCGTTTCCTATTAGTTGTTCTGCTCGTACCATTTATCGTATGTTCAAAAAGGGGCTATTTGATTCTTCTGACTTACCGATGAAAGGCAAGCGTAAACCGAATGGACATCAAGAAAGACGTGGAAAACAAACTTTCCGCCGCTCTATTCATGAACGTGAAAAGGATTATAGCCAATTCTCAAATGAGTTTGGTCACCTTGAAGGTGACACTATCGTAGGTCTGAAACATAAAAGTGCTGTAATTACCTTAGTTGAACGATTATCAAAAGTTATCATCACATTGAAACCGTGTGGTAGACAAGCGATTGATATTGAAAAAAAATTAAATCAATGGTTTGAATCTGTACCGAAAAACCTATTCAAATCCATCACTTTTGATTGTGGAAAGGAATTTTCAAATTGGAAACAGATCAGTAATGTCAATGATATTGCCATTTATTTCGCTGATCCAGGAACGCCGTCTCAAAGAGGCCTAAACGAGAATTCTAACGGATTGTTACGTAGAGATGGTTTATTGAAATCTATGGATTTCAATTCAGTAGATGAATTTTTTATTCAATCTGTCGCATCTAAACGAAATAATATTCCTAGAAAATCACTGGATTATCGAACACCTTTGGAAGTATTTTTGAGTTACGTAAGTATTGATGATCTGTCTAACTTAATTTGACAATTAAGAAGGTTTTATCTTTTAAATGATAACTAGTGAAACTAGCTGAAATAAAATTCTGCCACCTTTTCTGCCACTAAAATTACCAAAAAGATTTGTTATCTAACAATAAGACAGTTCTATCTACCAAATAAAACTATGTATGCCCCCTCAAATAAATGAGTGGGCTATTTTTTATAACGTCAAATAGAACAGATGGTGGAGGAACGGAAAAAATAATTAAATAATTTGATTATTTTTTCAAAATGCTTTACTAAAGTCTATTTCCATTGATATACTGTAAGAAAGCAAAATTTGACTTTCATTATTTTATGAAGTACAATGTGAAAGTTTCAAACTAAATATAGTCCATTTAGGAGGTCATAAAAATGCGTCTAAATTTAGAGCAGAATCCATCCATTTTTGTTGCAAATTCTACAGAAATGAAGAGAATTACTTCAGTCGCATCAAATAAAAAGAAAACATTTCTATCAGAAAAAGATTACAATAAAAGTGTAGAATCTGCAAAAAAAGCTTTTAATAATCTAGCATTTGAATTATCACGATGACAATTAAGAGCTGTGCATACAATGCATATATAGACACACAAAAAATAAAGGGTTTTTATTGTGAAAATGAACGTATCAACAAATTTTTTCATGAAGAAGCCGAAGAATTAGAAAAATGTGGTGCTGGAAATACAATAATCTATTATGAAGATTCAACTGGTGAAATATTCGGATTTTACACCCTATCGCTTCGTCCTTTAAATATTACAGAGCTAAAAAAGTATGATAGATTTAATAAAAAATTCTTAAGTGACTTTGCTAATTCATTCGAAATAGAAGAATTCCCTGCTCTCGAAATTATGAGATTGGGAGTAAGTTATGATCATAGACTTAAACGTATAGGCGCTTCTATAATTTATGATATTTATAAGCAAGTTATTGAATTGCAAATTTACTATAATCTGCCAATAAACGTTATCTTTATAGAAGCTTTATATGAAGTTACTGAATTTTATGAGAAACTAGGGTTTGAGTTCATTAAATATTCTGATGAAGAACATCGTCTCGAAAAATATCCTATGTTGATCAACACAAAAAAAATAATTGACATCGTATATCCAGAATCAAAATAATTTCTATGTACTGCCCCTCAACGAGGGGCTTTTTTTATCGTTGCGGAATATTTAAATACCAACGTTTGTCATGAAAATCTTGTGCTCCGCCTTTAGTGTTCCCTTCTGGATCATTCGTTGCCCGCATCATTACATAGACTTTCTTATTAGGAAAATTACGCATATTGAAAGATACATGATAACCAACATTTCCAGAAGTATTATAAGCTTGATTTACATCTGGTCTATATATTCCATCAGCTCTTACTCGAGCTAATTCTTTTCCAGTATTGTAATCCATAATGAAAATATACTCGTATTTATAGTTAGCAATGTGCCATCCAGCTACATGCAAGTTTGCGTTTTCGATTTCTCCAAACTGATCAATGTGGGCGTAATTTGTTCCATCTGTTAGTGTAGGATTTGCAGCACCTGCTCTAGTTGGATCAATGACTGGTTTATCCTCCGAAGTAGTTGGATTTTCATCGGTAAATCCATGAGCTAAATCATAAGCAAGCTTTTCTTTGCTGACTCCCATTTGCGATAAGTAACCATATGGATCTGTGTGGTTTCCCCAAACATAATTTGTCACCCACAAATGAGAAATGATTCCTTTTGTAAATAAAGAAGCTCCTTGATCAAGAGTCAATGGAATTCCATATTTTTTTGCACTATCTCTTGTATATTCAATGTAAGCTCGATAGTTTTTCTCAAACAATGCTTTATCATATGTGCGCTGTAATTCAATCTGTACAGGCGCATAAGGATTAGCATTACCAGCACCCCACGAAACATATCCTTGCTCACCCACACGGTAAACAATCCCACCGTCACCAATAACATCTGTGGTATAAGGATTACTTCCGTTATAATTATTTTTCATGTTGGCTGCTACATTTCTTGCTGGTGCATCTATTCCAGTTTCGTGCAAAATAATCTTGTTAGGAATTGCTAATCTGGAGTCTCCTTGATTCGGCGCTAAATTATACTCGTCATTAATAGTATAAGCAAATCCATTAATTGGCAATAAAAAAAGAGCCGTTAATAGGCTCATCGCAGTAATAGTAATTTTCTTTTTCATTCGTTTACTCCTTATCTTTTAAATTGTAAGCTGATACCCCTGTAATTACTCCTAAAAATGTCGCTATGGCATTGATAGTTAATACTGTCATATCAGTGTCATTCCATCCATATGCTTTGCCTAATGTGGCTACTAATGCAGATAAAGCTGGCAGTACTATAAGCACCGTCCATTTAATGACTTGATAATACTTATCGGGTAAAATCATTTCTTCTCACCTCCTTTCTTATTTACCGAGATCTTTCTCTAAATAAAGTTTTAATTTGTTGCGTGTGTTCCACCAATTTTTCTGCATGTGTATCTAATCTTTCATCGTGTTTCTTTAGTTCTTCATGAATCATCAATCGATCTGATTTGCTTGCTTCTAAATCTTTAGTCAGTAAATCTAAATTTCGGCTTACTTTTGAAAGAGTCTCAGTAATCTTCGAGAAAGATGCAGTAATTGGTTTTATTACTAATAAAATCAAAGAAACGATAGCGGTTATTGATCCTGCTATCGCTCCCCATTGCCCTAAATTAATCATGTGACAACTCCTTGAATCAAATTGAACTACCCCCACTTAACACCCTTACAAGTTGTTTGAAGTGGGAGAATTCTCGCCTATTTTTGATAAAAAACGCATCAATTAAGATGCGCTCTCTTCTTTGCTAATGATTTCATCTGCTTCTTCGTCTGTAATGCATAGTGGAACAAATTCACGAACTTGATCGTCAGTAAAACAGCCCCAATCATACATCATTTTCACATCGCTAAAACTAAACATACTACTCACCTCCCTTTGAAGCTGGATTTAGTTGCTCTTTAATTTCTTTAATATCCTTGCTGTTTTGAAGCGAAGCAAGCATTGTCTTTGAATTGATTTGTGCTAAACTGTCCGCTTTTTCTTTCAAGGCAGTGTTTTCCTGTTTAATTGCTACATCGTTTAGCATGAGTTTGGCATTTAGCTGTTTTAGATTGTCGTTTTCATGTTCCAGATCCTCATACATCGCTTTGAGATTGTTTAAATCGTTGTGATCTAACGCGTTCGCTAACACAATCCATTGGTTCAGTTTAGGATCAAACATCTGATCAGCAATCGTTAGTGGTTCACCATCAGCACGAATCCCTTCAAGCGGTGGCTGATCCGTGTAAGGAACGGACACAAGCATGTCGTCCAATACTTTTCCTGCGTACTCTCCGCCAGTACGCCCGTATTTCCAAATGTTTTTCATTTATTTCACTCCTAGTCTATATAGTATTGAATTGGTGCTAAAAACAAGTTGACTGTTCCCCTAAATGAAGGTAGACCGCAAACGCCGTTCGGTCGGATATAAGCCATCCCGCCATTGTCTAAAGTATTGCTACTTTGTGGTGGTAACAAGAATTGATACTCATAATTATCAGTTGGATTACTTGGTCTAAATCCTTCCGGAATCATACAAAAATCTTGTGTACTTAGCGTGCTACCTTTTAATGATCCACGGAACATTACTAGTTTTCCAATTCTCCTGATTTGTCCCTGTTTGTTCCATGAGTGACCATTGATTGCTGTTAGATTTACCCATCCGGTATCTTCTGGAACTGTAGCAACTTCTTTACCTGCAATCTGTAACCCATCCTCAAAGTTTTTTAAACCTTCAACTGACTGGGGTTCGGTCAAACTAACCGTATTATTCAAGCCTTTTTCAGTATATTCAGGTGTGACATCCCAACTGTAATCATTCGGATTGTTGCTGTCTTTCAAGCCTTCACCGAAGTATTTAAATTGACTAATATTAGGGGTTCGGGTGTTGCCTTTTTCAATCTTAAGCCAGTCAATTCGGCATGCGCCCTCTATTGATGATCGATACTGAAAAATACGAATTTCTTTAGGCGCATTTGAAGCGATTTTCGTTGGCGTGAATGTTAGTGACCATACGTCTGTCAGCCCCTCAACTGGCATTAGGTCTCCAAAATAAATAGTCTCATCATTATGAACTGCAAATGTATAACTTACGGGTTTTGTTCCTTTAAGTGTGATAGTATACGTTTGACCTATTACAAGATCTTCTTCCGTGTTACCTTTATATATTTCGTACGCGCTAGATTCAATTGGAAACGCAACAGACTTATTAGCAATGTTCTCACCCAAAGCCACCTTACTCAAATAATACGGTGCATCGAGTAGATTTGGCTGGTACGGTGTGGCTGTTGAGCCTTCTTCAAGTTTGACATCATAGCCTATATCCACTGTGCCTCTTGCATCACTGTCAGCTGAAAAACCAACTTGACAATACCAATTATTTGAATTTTGAACCGTTGATGGGACGGTGAATGTATTTGAAATATCTACAAATTCGTCTCTAGGTGTATTAGATGGTAGCATTTTTGTGTCTAGTACGACATCACCGTCTGTATTTACGCATCTCATTCTAATAAATATGCTTGAGATCTCACCTGTAAAATCTGCATTTATTCTTATAGGAATAGTTAAAGTATATTGTTTTCCTACTGTTAATTTACTAAAATCATATCTATTCAAAGGAACCATACCTACGCCAACGCTTAAATTAGTTCCAATTTTTTCACATGTTGCAAAAGTTCCATGCGGGGTAACTTTCGTCCATGTATTGTTTATTGAGGATACATTTCCATCATTAATAACTGGTGCAATGTTCGGATTCCCACTATAATCATAGCCCCCGAATTCGATGCTGTTGCTGTACATTTTTTTCAGCTTGCCGAGGGCGCCGATTTGCTGATTGGTTTGATTCATCTTGTCTTCAACTGCTTTAAGATTGTTTTGTGCCGATGTAACGTTTTGAGAAACAGTATCAATCTTAGTTTGAGTAGCTTGTAGTTGCTCTGTTACCTCGTCAACAGTTTGATCAATTGCTTGTGTGGCTCCCTCTACAAATTCATTTATTTGTTGGTTTGCCTTTTCAATCGTAGAATCCACATTTGTTAATGCTGCGTTGACAGCATCTGTCGCCTCTTGTTTGACCCCATCAAGTAGTTGTTGAAAGTCCTTAAAATAATATTCCCCATTCAATTGGACATTGTCATCAATAACAGATTTCTCAATATTGAAAGTAAACGCCAAATTGTCAGTATGACTACCATCTGGAAAATCAATATAAACATTGACATCAACTTTACCCTCGTAAGAAAGTAACATGTCAGGAATAGGATATTTTACAATCCCTTGCATGTAGCTTTCAGTAATGATCTGATTATCAAAAATTGGGAACTCCTTTTTCTCTTCCCCTTGATAGATGTACATAAAAAGACGAACAGTCGCATCGATTAAATCGGTCGGACTTCCGTCTTGATTTTCAATATTAAATTGTAAAACACCAGCATTTTTATCATAAGATTTAAAAGTAAAGCCTGTAATCTTGGTGGCACGACTAACTGGTTCTGTAGGTACGGTGATCTCACCAACTTTTCTGTCTGCCAAATCAATCCCTCCTTCCTACTTAACGCCTTCTATCTTGATGATTTGAATTTCTGCGTTTGTATTTTTGTGGTAATTCATATTTTCAGTGATTGCTACTTGGGCGGAACGAACGATCTTATAGCTTGTATCCGTCACACGTTCTAATTTCAACTCATACATTTCCATACCGCCTGCATCGTCATATAAGTTAGTGAACATGACAACTGGCCCAGTCACGTTATTTGCTTCGTACACCTGACCGCCCCAACCTTGAATATGAATGCGGACGGAACTGTAGTGTTTCATGCTATCTTTTAAGTCTATCGTCGTACCCACGCCATGTTTTTCGCCTTTGAATAGCTCGAAGGTTGTCACAACTTTTCGGAAACCCGGGCTATTATAACCGTTGTCATCGTTATGCGTACGTGCGATATAGATATTTCCGCCGTAACCGTCCGAAGCCCAAAGCAGTTTCCGTTTATTGTGTTCTTGCATAACACCTAGTAACATGATTGAACCATCGCCAAACATCGTGATTTGTCCGTTTTTGTACCATTGATTAGTGGTAGCGTAAAAGCCCGGTGGAACGTCGTACACGTTAGTATACTTCCAGCCTAGCTCATTATCCTTCAAAGCAATACCACGCGCGTTCATTGCGATTTCAGGCGTACAAAAACCGGCATTTAACGGTGTAGCATCGACATGAGCTTGTTGCGGCGTACCATCGAAATGAATTGCTAATTGTTGTAAAATCCACTTGACAGATTCTTGCAATTTTTTAATTTCTTTTTCCACTGATTAAACCTCCTAATACGTGAAATTGCGATTAGTGTAGTGGCCCACACCTTGTACTTTAATCGTACGTTTTGCCGTATCAATTTGTACGTTTGCGAACCCCGCTTCATTCGCTGTGTTGTATTCCTCTTCGGAAGGAAAAGCTTTTGTTCCTACAATGATTGGCGTTGTACCTAGATATTTCACTGTTTCATAGTGCCAATGCCCCGCAAAGATTGCCGCAACTGTTCCGCGTCCTTTTGTTGCGAAGTTGTAAGTCTTTTGTCCCATAGGACTCGGGTTGTAACCGTTCATTGTATTGTAATCAATAGTTACGCTTGCTCCTTGTTTGAAGCCGTCTAGTAAGGTCCCTAGTTTCGTCACGTTTGCTACGTCGTTTTCTCTTTCCATAGGTACATGTCCTACAATTACAACGTGATAGCTTCTATCAAGTTGTTCTAACCATTGTCCAAAGGCATGCAATTGGTTTTGCCCTAGTTTTCCATGAGGAAACTCAGCACCATTGTAATATCCAGAAAACTCGATGAATTTTCCTTGTGAGTTCGTATGATCTTCGAAGTCATCGGTATCGATACGGTAAATCGCAACTTTTTTGTTAGGGAACAAATTAGGGCCGTAACGGCTATCATATGCTACGGCAATATCCGATCCTGTCAACGAATCGAGCCGTGAACGTCCGTCGTTTGCGTATGGGATTTTACCTGTTTCGTGGTTACCACGGCAAAGAATGATCGGAACTTCTGCGCCTGCTGTCGCTACGCTAGCAAAGCGTTTCAACACGTGTAAGTTCTTCGCGCGTCTTTCTTGTTCGGTATAAGGATAAATACCCGACGCTGTTCCTCCACTGTATCCATCGATATTATCCCCGCCGTATACCATCGCGTCCGTAAAGGTTTCTAGCGTTCTAAATTGCCCGACGATATTCCAGCGGCGTTCCATCTTGTCTTTTTGGTCAAAGTGATCGGCAAATTGTTGGTGTGAATCGACGTGCGTGTCCGTGATAAACCCCATGTTGAACTTAGTTTTGTCCGCTTGTGCGATCACTGTATCTAAGTTAGTAGGACGAACCCAGTTATACGCTCCTCTGTCGTAGAAAAGTTTGTCTCTTTTGATTGGCACTTGTTCTGCACCTTTAGGAACATTGAATGTTTTATTTTGAATATCATCTAAGCGAGCGGCTAAACTGTCATAATCTCCTTTTGCTTCATTCAAAATGTTAATGATCGTACCACCTGGATCGATATTTTCCAGTATTTCACGATTATCTTCTAACCACTGCTCCCAGTCATTTTTGCCCTGATCCATGTAATCTTTGAATTTTCTTAGCAAATCCTCAAAGGTCCACACATAGCCAGAATCACGTAACTGGCTTCTAGATATTCCAGAAATGACTCGATAGGTAAAATCCTGTGTGCTAAATTGTTCACTCCAAGTTCCATCACCATTAAGTGATCGGAAACTGAAATGTGCGGTGTTTTCACCGCCCCATTGCCAGTCAGGCTCACTTAAGGTGTAAACAAGCCTTGCTTGTGCTGGACTGTATTCTTGTACTTTTTGTTCAACAGGTTGGTTTTCGCCAAATTTTGTTGTATTAATAAAAAATGGCACTAGGCCATCGAATGTTTTTAGTTTGCCATGTTCCACCACTTCAACAACGAACTTTTGCGTTAAAACATCCCCTTGCCGAATTCGAACCAAATTTATTCCGTTATTTGGTTCTGTGGTGGATAGGACCATTTTATGTTGCGTTTCTGCCACGACTATCCCTCCTTTAGAAATTGATGTAGTCTCTTGCATTGTGAAAATGCGCTGCCGATGATGGATAAAACTCATCCATAAATTGAAAATGTAAATGTTCTCCTGTTGACGGTCCAGTAGTGCCCATCAGTCCAATTTGCTGACCAGCAGTTACCTTCTGACCTTTTGAAACATCCACACGGCTTTGATGTGCATAGCCTGTATACATTCCGTCAGCGTGTTTAATCACTGTCCAATTTCCATACCAGTCAAAGTAATTTGCATCACCTGCAACAATCACTTCGCCATCTGCTGATGCAAAAATAGGTGTATTAGGATTTCCATTTACAAGGTCAATACCGTTATGAAATTCTTGTGCGCCTGTAATTGGAGAAGTGCGCCAGCCAAATTCACTCGTCACTGTGATTGGATCTGCAATTGGTTTTATATATCCTTTTGATGCAGGAATTTCCAAATCTTTGAATTTGTCGTACCATTCTTGTGCCCATGTCGTCCGTTCTGGATGTGGATCACGTGGACGTTCAAAGTTAGCCACGAATGCTTGTGCTGCTGTGTTGATATCGGTCAGATTCATGAATTGTGTCCATGTGTAAGGATAAGCGCTAGTAACAAGCCATTGACCGTTCGGTGCATGCCACATCAACAATTTGAACTGCGCCGTGATCGTGTCTGGATCATCACTGATGCCAGCCTTTGTCATTAAGTTGAGCATATAGACACGTCCGCTAGTTGCACCTGTGGAATCCGTCCATTGCCATACACCATATCCGAACCCTGGTGCGCCATTTCCCTCATCAGCGGTTGGATTAGCATCTGATTCTCCTTGAGCATTTCCAAGTAAGGCTGCAGCAGCTTGTTTAGTAAAGCCAGCACCTATTGCCATTGCCCAAATCTGCCAATAACGTTTATCCCGATCAGTAGTTACTTCTGGTGGATATTGTCCATTCCAACCATTATCGTTTCCTCCAGTATTGTCTCCTCCATTATTGTCTCCACCGTTTGTATCGATTTTAACGCCGTTCACATATAATTCTTTGACATCTAGACGGCCATCTATGGTTATATTTCCTTCTGAAAATTTACCATCACCGTAAAGATTATATTTGCGCTTATCAGCAGTAACGTCTGCTGGAATTTGAAAAACAGGATTCCCTCGATCGCCGCCGTCCCCAGCGTTAATGGAAAAAATATAGTTTGGTTCTTTCCATACAGCAAACCCATTTATTTTTCCGCCTCCATAAGTTGCTACGATGGATCCAAGCGATTCTCCGTGAACATCGTCAAGCCCAGTTGAAATGACCTTTTTTTCAAAAGAAAGTTGTCCTCCTTCTGCCACTAATTGGAAATCTTTATCATCCAATGTCTTTAAAGCTACCCCTTGCACGAGAATACCTGAAAGAATTCCTGCTTTAATAAAATTAGCATTGAAAGTTCCATCCAACGTCCACGCAGTCGTGCTATCGCCATTGTGTACATCTTGGATTGTTTGCCATTCACCTTTTTTACACTGTTTGAAAGATATTCCTGAGTTATTTTGGACCATAAAAAAGCGTGATCTAGGAATGTTAGGTCCATCCATATAAACAGTTTCATAGATTTCTCTACTATCACTAACACCAGCTTCAATTCCATTTACCCAATAAATAGAACCGCCATTATCTCCTGCACCTCGCATAATGTCATCTTGATATTTTCCAATCTCTGTCGATTCGTAAAATGTCATTTTGCTAGATTCTAAACTATTAATATTATTGACAATAGAAGCCGTTTGTTTTCTAACATCTTGTGTTAAATTATCCCCTAATTCGATATTCGTTTGACCGGTAAGCCGATTGAATGTAGTTTTATAAATACGAGTTTTATAGTGATAACCTTTATCGTATCTGTGAATAGTCACTGTATTTCCTATCACATCTCCTCCAGTGACTTCAGCTTTGAATTGTACTAACGGTCTAGCAGAATCGATTAAGGTTGAATAAGTATTTTTAAGTAATTCTGTTGGATCATCTATATCATCAAACACTACCACGGTTTCTCGCTTTCTCATTGATCCATCTTTTTGTGGTATCCCATACTTTTGAGTTGCTTCCGGATCTTCAAGCCAATTTTGGCCTTTAGGCTTATCTAAAGGATCACCATTCGACCTTTTCCATTCAACATCAGTGAATTCAATTCTTCTACCGTATCCGTCACCAACCTCTTCGCCTCGCCCGCGACCTATCATTGAAGTTGAGATGGAGCTTCGATCTATCTCTCTTACAACTGTTAATGCTTTACTACCATATACAAAACGTGTATTCGATTCTTCACCAATTTGTTCATATACTTCGATCCATTTATCCTTTATTCCATCAGAATTCAAAGAACACCTAAAGACAAATTCCATACCTAAGGTTTGCAATTCTTTCAACGCTTCTTTTACAGAGACATAGTAAAAAGTTGCAGTTACTGCTGGTAACATTGCTTCTACGTGACCAACGCGCCAATTTCCTTCAGTAAATTCAATCAATCGATCAAGGACATTTTTTAAGGGCTGCCCACTCGGTCTAATATCTTTGATGATGTAAGCATCTAATTCATTTGTTGCAAATCCTAACCCTGTAAACTCTAATGTTTCAGATGGGTCGCTAACTTTAGTAATTCGATACAACGAAAAAGACGACTCGTTTTCACGAATCGCCATATATCTTGCATCCTCTATTTCTTTATCATATTTTGTCGTAACGTATAGAGTATCTTTCATTAGATCGCTCTTATCAGAACTAATTTCTTTTTCTTGGGAGACTTCAATCAAACTTCTTGTATTTTTCCTTTTAATAAGTTTTTGCAAGTGATCAAAGAAATAAACTGTCTCACTCAAATTGTCGCCCCCCTATAGAATATTTTAAGCTTCCCATTATTGCTAGTTATCTTCTGACCTTGCTTAAGATAAAAGTTCTCAAAATCACTTTCTAAATCAATCATAGAAGTACAATCTTCTCCGTTTACAGTTACCTGCTCATCGGAAAAATCAAAAACCAACACGTCTCCTGTTTTTATTGCCGCATCAGTTATCGTGATATTTTGTTCTCCGTTTGTAATTTTGATTGAATTATTCATGGATAAAGTAACTTCAATTTTTCTTGGTGTTATAGGAAACTGTATCGGATTTCCAATATAGCCATCACTAACACATTCTTTCGTATACTTTAGTGGATCCGCACAGAATACATTAAAACTCGAAATAATCGAGTTGGAGTCTCCTGGAACAGTATCAGTTGATGTATAGCGACCGTAGTAATAATAATCTAATTCATCATAAAACCTAATTTCCACGTCTTCATTCCGGTATAAATAATTCAACAGTTCTTTGAATTTAAACTGTAGTTTTTCTGGATCTCTATCTTCCAGTTTATATGTTATTTTTAGTGTTCTTGAAGGTATTTTCTGATTTGTAATGATTGAACCAATTTGTATCTCTTGCTGTTCAACTTCTACAGAAAGCATTTCTCTACCTTCCACCGTAAGTGTTTGATAACCCTCAATCAAATCTTCTAAATACATTCCATCGTACATCATGGCAGACGTTGGAAGGAATCGTTTAGAACTATTGAGATTAATAGTTGTATCTTTGAATGAGTACATTTTATTTTCTCGCTGATCCAAAATATTCCCTCCTAAAATTCTAGATTAATGTCTGCACCTTCGCCCATAGCTTGTGCAATATCGTCCAAAAATAATCTAAACGATTGTCTTCCAAGATTGAATTTAAATACAGCTGGTTTAGTAGAGCCGCCCATATTTACTTTATGTTCAACTTGTGCACCAATGTTTTTATTTGCATTTTTCAGATTTGCAGCTATATCTACATCAGGATTTGCATTGAAAAGTTCCGCGATAAAGTCTGCCATACTTCCAACAGTATTCTGTACATCATTGAATCCTCCCATCAGACCTTTATGCAGACCATTCATAATAGCCTGACCAGCTGGAATCAATAGCTTTCTATCGTATTGGATAGGTCCTTTGTGTTCACGAATCCAGTCACCAATACCTCCAACAAAATCTTGCACAGATTTCCATGCATTTTGTAACCCTTCTAGAAAACTATCCATGATAGCTTTTCCGGCTGCTAGTAAATCGATATTTTTCAAGTTATCAAACCAGCCAGTTACTTTATCAACAGTATTACTAACAGCATTTACTAAATTATCCCATGCCTCTTGAGCACCATTTACTAAATTGTTGAAAGTATCTATAGTACCTTGTTTTAGGTTTTCCCATCCCTGAATGATGTTATCCTTAGTTCCAATAACTAGATTAATAAACCAAGCTTTGAAAGAATTCCATAAATCTTTCGCTCCTTGAATCATATTATTAAACAGATCGATTGTCCCTTGTTTTAGGTTGCTCCATCCCTGTTTAATACTATTTACAATATTGTTAGTTGTCTCTTTGATCCATGTAGTAAAAGAATTCCACACATCTTTGATAGTAGAAGCTAACACATTCCAGATATTTATAACAGTATCCTTTAAGGATGTGTAATAACCAACAACTATATCTACAAATGTTGTGATAATGTTTTGGATATTTGTGGTTAATGTAGTCCACAGCATCGAAGCATCTTCTTTTAGCTGATTAAAATTGCCTGTTATCAAATCAATCAAAAGTAGAATTGGACCCATTACAGCAGTTTTTATAATTTCCCATGCAGAACCTGCGATTGACCCAATTTGAGACCATAGGTTCGTAAAGAAATCAATCATTGGCTGAAAAACATTTTTTACGGCAATAACATACGGTGCTAGAATGTTTACAATTCCTTCCCAAGCGGAACTGGCAGCTTCTTTGATGCCATCCCATATACTCGAAAAGAACTCTTTTGTTTCAGTCCATTTATTCTTGATCCAATCTGCCGCTTTCCCAGGGGCTTCTTGAATTGTAGTCCAAACATTGTCTGCGCCTTCTTTAATGGACTTCCATAAATTGTTAAACCATTCTCCTGTAGATTTCCATGCATTCTGAATCCATTCTACTGCCGAGCTTACAGCAGACTTGATTCCCTCCCATAAGCCAATCCAAAAGTTTCTAAAATCTTCACTCGTATTCCAAAGATAGATGAAACCTACAACGAGTAGTGCTACCGCAGCTATAACCAGAAAAACCGGATTTGTAAGAAGACCCATTGCTTTACTTAATCCACTAAACAATTTTGAACTTTCACTTAAAGCTTTAAAAGCTACTTTCACCCTATTGATCCATATAATTACTGAACCAATCATAAAAATTAACGGTCCTATAGCAGCGACAATTGCTCCTATGGCCACTACTAATCTTTGAGTTGATTCTGGAGCACTTACAAATTTTTCTACTAAGCCGGATATGGCATCTGCTACTTTTCTGATGGATGGTGCTAAAATCTTTTGAATTACTATTGCAGCAGATTCCAACGCTCCCATCATTTGTTCAATAGATGAATTAGCATTATCCTGCATCGTTCTTGCCATTTCGTCAGCCGCACCATCTGAGTTTTGGAGACTCTTGGTTAAGGAATCAAGTTTTTCTGGACCAGCATCAATTAAAGCGAGCATCCCACTTAAGGCGTTTGTACCGAAGATAGTTGCTAGCGCAGAGTTCCGTTGATCATCTCCTAAACCTTTTGTTTTCTCGCGTAACTCAGCAATAATTTCACTCAAACTCTTCATTGACCCATCATGATTATTAATAGCAATGCCCAATTCTTGGAACTTGTTGTACATTGCGTCTGTCGGATTCATTAAACGAGTTAACGCGCCACGCAAAGTAGTTCCAGCCTGTTCACCTTTGATTCCTGCATTTGACATAATACCAATAGCTGCTGCTGTTGATTCAAAGCTCCAACCAGCCGTGTGTGCTGCTGTACCTGCATATTTCAAGGCATAACCCATATCATTACATTCAGCGTTTGTATCTGCAGCCGCTCTTGCAAATACATCTGCCACATGTCCTGCATCACTAGCGTCTATTCCGAATTGTCTTAGTGCACTAGCGGCATTCTCTGAAGCCATAGCGACATCACCGCCAGATACAGCAGCTAAATCCAACAGCCCTGGCATGGCTTGCATGATTTCTTGCGCGTTAAATCCAGCTGAGGCAAGATTTTCCATGCCGGCAGCCGATTCTTTTGCGCTAAAAGCAGTTTTTGCTCCTAGATCAATCGCTTGCTGTTTCATCTGTTCGAATGTGTCGCCAGTTGCTCCCGATATAGCTTTTACACGACTCATTTGTGCTTCAAAGTCACCACCAACTTTAGCAGCTGCTACGCCTACTCCTATAAGAGGTGTGGTAATATACTTTGTCATTGCGGCACCAGTACCTTGCATCACTTTACCAACAGCGGTTGTCATACTGTTTGAATTCTTTTCAAAAGTTTTAACAGCATCTTGTGCATCTTTAAAAGTCTTTACAAATCCACTATCTGTGGCTTTTAATAAGGCTTCAACAGAAAATTGTTCCATGATTTTCCTCCTTTCCTCAAGAGTTAGCTTTAGTTAGTAAGCTTTGGAATTTTTTATCTTGTTTTGAAAGTTCGGAAGCTCCCATGATTGAATCCTCGATTTTTTGATAATTAAAGAATTCTTCAAAGGATCGATATACAGGAACTGTCTTTTTGCCTACTTTTTTCTCCGCTTGGACTTGCTGATTTGCCCACGCTAATTCGTGAATCAACTTTTCTTTGTCAAGCCAAGATAACTGGGCTGCAGTCATACGAATGTTGTATTCATATAACGTCATTCTTTCGATATCTGAGATATTGGTCATTCCCAAATATCGAAAAGAATTGATAAGAATTTGTTCGTATGCCAGTGCAGAATCTATTCCGCTTGTTGTTTTTCCGCTTCTTTCAATTTCTGATTCAGGTTTCGGACCGCTAACTTTCCCGCGTTCGACTCCGCCAATTCTTTTAGGACTTCATCAAACAATTTTTCGATGTCTTTAACTTCATCGATGTAATCATCCATTTCATCCAACGTAATAGTTTCTTCTTCTGTTCTATTTGCTATTTCTAAGACTCGTGACAACGTGTTGACATTATAAGAACGTAATTCCGGTAAGACTTTTGCTGAGAGTCCCATTCCGAATTCCATATTTCCATCGATGAAAGGCATCACTTTGTCTAATTCACGTACAAATTTAGTGCCAAATTTAAACGAATATTCTTTACCTTTAATTTTTAATTTCAATGTTTTTCATCCTCCTAAAATAAAAAAGAGAGCATCTAAGCCCTCTTATGCTCCTGTCGAAGTTGCTTTCACGGTATCTTTGAATGTATATTGAACGACAGCAGCTTGATCTTCTGTCAAGGTTGCATAACCATCTTGACCAACACCATTTACTGCAAATGATAAACTTAATTCAACGTTATCCTCTGCAGCAGCCGATGGAGTAAATTCAGACACATATGCTTGGTAATAAGTAGCTTTGTACTTATTTGCATTATCATCTGTTCCCTGTTCTGCTTTGTTGATTTCCCAAATTTCAATGATATCGCCGTTTAATAAGGCTTGTTTCATTTCATCTACATGAGAATCTCCTTTAGCAACTATTGAAGTAGCCGAAAAATCATATTCAACTGGGCTTAAACTTTGAACGTTTCCGTCTTTTGTCACTGTAGAGTCTGAATCTCTTGATAAACCATTTTCGTGTTCTGTTTGAAATGCCATTTTCCAAGCAGCTTCCTGAGTTTCTTTTTTCAATAAGCGATAAAGCAAAATGACATCAATACCTTTTAATGCTTCCATGTTCTTCCTCCTATCTAATTCTAAATTCAAGTGTGACAACCGCTCGTTTTAGGGGCGTATTGGTTGTTGTGTCGTCCATCACTTGAATTCCACTTGCTTGATAATTTAAAGCCCAATAATAGCCTTCTGTGGCTTCTATCAATCTAGCTTCATTAAAAAGAGCAGATGCCATATCTGACACCTGCTTTCGTTTCTTCTGTAATCCCCAAACGGATAAAATCACAATCACAGACCCTTTAATGTCAGTTTTATTTACTTCATGGATAGTCTGAGTGTTTTCAAATTCCACAAAAGGATAACCAACATCCTCTAAAGTTTTGTAATCGTATGTTTTATATCCGAGTTTATCTTGGGATATTTTAAAAAGTTCATCAAAAATCGACTGATCTCTTGTCTTAATCATCATTTCACCAAGGCTTTCATTTCAGCCATAAATTTGACTTTTTGATAATTAAAAGCTGGTCTAACATAAGGCTGGGCCGACATAAAGCGAGTTCCATATTCTACATAAGGAGCATAGTCTGCTGTCGGTCCTACAATACCAGTTAAACCAGCTTCTAAAAGATTCATGTTTATTGATCTTCGTAAGTAACCTGTATCCACTGGCGCACCTTTTTGCATTCGTTCAGTCATTTCAGCAGTATTACTTTTCACGACTTTTTGAACGTCATTAAGCGTTGCTGCTTTTTTCAGATGTCGCATCAGCTGATCGATTCCTTTATATTCAAGTTGTGCCTTCATCAAGAACCACCTCTTGCACAATTAAACTATTTCTATATGCTGGATTTCTAGCTGTTTTTTGGTGCCAAGTCTTTCCTTCAATCTCGATATAGTCAAATGTAGGGATAGAAAAAAGAGGCTGCGTCCTAATGACCTTCGCCCCTTCTTCCACACTACCAAAAATAGTCACACTTCTATCAGTGCCAATATCTGTCACGTTTGCCTCTGTTCTTGTTCTTTCTGGTTTGCCTTCAACCCACTCACCGAGATCTGGATCATATTTAGAGTCAGATGAACGTTTAACAAATATAATTTCATCTGTAAATCTCATATAAATTTAAACCTCCCTCGCTTTGGCTTGTACAACTCTTCCTGATCTTTACGCTTAAATTCGTCAATCTCATTTTGATACTCTGAAAAATCCGAATCAGGAAAAGCCATAGATAAACCTTCTTGAGAATATGACTGCATACCTTCTTGACCAATTCTATTGAATCTTTTCAACGATACTTCATATACAACTGTTTCAAATTCTTTAGGAACTTCTTGCGTATTTAACAAGGTTTTCATACGCTCATTCGTTCTTCGCTCAATAACTTCAAGCTTTTCATCTATTGTTCCTTTAAGAAGTTTTTTAATATCATCTGCAATCGTCATATTTTTACTTCCTAACTAGCAGGTTGACCTGTCACATTGATTGAAGTAGTGAATTCTCCAGAAGTAAATGTGAATGTTGCTGATCCTTCTGCTGCAATCGTTCCATCAAAACCACCATTTTCATTTTTGGTCACTGTTGCGATAGCTCCATCACTTGAAGTTGCTGTAGTAGCTGCAACAACAGCAGCTGCATCGCTAGCATCTGCAGGCACAGCTGAAATAGTAAATGTTTTAGTATCGCCTACTTTACCGGTCCATGTCTTTTGATTTGGCACAATACCGGTAGCAGGCGTTACGCTTTTGGGGAAATCTTCCCAAATGCTTCATCTTTTACAATCATAAATCCAACATCCATTGTTGCACGCAAAGCAATCAGTTCTTGCTCAAACAAGTTAACTGGGGTTCCATCTTCATTAGTTAAAGTAGACAATTGGGCTTCTTCAGAAATCTTAAATGAAATATTATATGGGATTCCATAAAACATGTAATTAAAGTCTCCAGCGTAAAGAGTTCCTTTATCTAAAGACTTAAGGTCTACTACTGGTAATCCGTCAATTGTATTAGCAGAGCGATCATAAATAAACTCAACATTTGACCCAACTGTTTGAGCTGCAGAACGTAATTCTGTACGATTTTTTCGGTTTGAAATAAACGCATTAGGTTCAAATTCATTTTCTGCTAACTTGTCTTCTAAGGCTAGGATATTATCATAAGTCAATCCGCCTTCAACCACATTCCCCGCACTAATAACTGATCCGTCTAGTGACTGAGGAAATGGGTTTTCTTTATTTAATAAGGCAGCTGCATCAAATTTTTTATAGAAAGCTTCAGCAATTTTTGGCTGCATCTCCTCAAAGAAATCTGATAATTTATAATTTAAATATTCACGAGAAACCGGAAGAATGACACCGAGTTTTTTTGCAGTCATCGTGGCTTGCATCCATTTAGGTTTAGACGTTTTAATTTTTTCACCTTCACCCACCCAGTATGCGCCTGGTCCTTCTGCAAAGTATTCAAATTTCTTTTCTTTGTCAGTCATTTCTTCGTATTTTGCTAACTGCATGATCTTAGAATTTTCCATAACTTCACTCAAAATGAGCGTATTATATTTATCAGGAATTTTCCCCTCTTTCGTTTCATATACCAAGACATTATCTGGATCCCATGTTTGAGCAAACATTTGCAAGTTCATTGGTAAAAGTTGTTTCTTTTTCATTAAGTTTTCCTCCTATTTGATAATTCGATTTTTAGCAGCTAGTTTAGCCACTGTTTCTTTAGTATTTTTCGATGCTGTAAATTGTCCACCTTCATTTGGTGGTGTTTGTCTTGCGTTTTCTCTCTTAATCAAAGAAGCAAAGTTAGTGATGACTGCTACAGCTTGTTTTGTGGCATCTGCATCATCAGAAACAATCAGCCCAAGCAAATCATCATCGTGTGGTAAATTGGCATCTGTCAGCATTTTAGAAGCTTCTTTCGTCATTTCAGATAGTGCCTGTCCACGCTTTAATTCAGCGATTTCAGCTTCTTTTTGTTCCAACTCATGCTGTAGTTTTTCTTCCGCATTCATTTTTGCCAGCTTTTTAGCTTCTTCTTTTTTTGCTTCTAGTTCTTTTTCCCACGCTGCTTTTGCTTTGTTTGTCTCAGCAGCAATCATTTTCGCTACTTCATCACGAGAAAATGTTTTGCCAGTATTGTTTTCTCCTTTTGCTGTGGGCGGTGTCTCTTGTGAGCCAGCTGGTAGGTTTCCTTTTTGTCCCTCATCACCAGATCCATCATCTCCTGGTTCAGAAAAAAATTGTAAGTTCATTGGCATAAATAAACGTTTTTTCATGATTAATCCTCCACGGTTACGCCGCTACCCGATAAATTTGACCAGTTACGCCGGTCAGCCGAAAAATAGCTTTCTCTTTAACGCCTGTAAGCTGTAAGAAGGCACAATAAAAAGCCGTTAATTCGTATTAACGACTTGTTATTCGTTCTATATATGGCGCTGTACTGCATCGACAAAATGGATGCATGTTAGGAGCGTTACTTCCTGGCTGCATATCGGCAACATCAAAAACTTGATTATTTAACGGTATACATAGTTTGCACGCTGTTGGTTCTGCTATATAGATGTACTGGGTAATGCCTGCATCTCTGTAACTTCGTTCTTGGATCCCTACCTGAACTCTAGTCGTTTCAGTCACCATCAAACGTTGAGTGTTGAACTTAGTGTTTTCTCGTCCTTCAGCTGTTAAATATTCTGCCAATTTAGATGCAAGTTGCTTGGGATTTTTCCCCATTGTTATACTTCTGACTAACAACCTATCTAATTCTGATTTCAATTCAGATTGATACATCCACAAGCGATCACTAAAAGACACGTCATCACTCAAAAAGGAGCTGTTTATTACTAGTTCTATCAGCTTTGCATATCCACTTGAAGCAATAGTCATTTCTAAAATACCGGCTTGTCTCTTCAATTCAGCTAAACCAGCTTTTGTTAATTCATTCGAAAAGTACTTATCCAATTCATTAAACAGTGAAATCAATTCAAGCCCGATGTTAGCTTTTAAGAGCTCTAATCTATTTACACGCATCGTAAGATTGTATAGCTTTAATTCTTGGTTTGCTGTAGGAGAAAAATCTTTCTCTTTGACATACTTCTTTGCTTTGCGAGCGAATGCTTTGACATCCATTTCACTAGCACGCTTCATCGCTTCGCTACGAGTGATTTTCTGACCATTGGAGAAACTGTCCCACTGCGCGTCTATTTCTTTTTGTATCGCATCTTGTGCGTATTGCATGCGACTTTTAATTTCTGCCATGCGCTTTTTATCATCTTTAATTTGTTGCTTTTGCCATTCCTTTTCCCGTTTGATCCAATATTCTTGGGAGTTCATTTAATCACTCCCCTGTTTCATCTTTTTTGTTGTTAATTACTTCTTCACCATCTGAATCAAAAATGCCAATCTGCTTTTGCGTTTCTTTATTTACTCGTTTCAACTCTGCCTGTACATCTGGAACAAAAGAAGCGAGTCCTAAGATCGTCTCTTGACTGAGTTCAGCTCCAGCATCAACCAAAGATTTCAACTCTTCCAGAATGGCTTTAGGTAGATTAGGCGTAAATATTACACGGAAGCCTTTCAAATCGGAGTTATCCATTTCAGAAACACTTGATTTTAGGCTAAATAAAAGACGATAACGCCGCATAAGACCTTTTTTGAATAGCCTTTGCTTTGTTGCCGTCATTTGTTCAAATCCAAATAATTTATATTTCATTGCTTCTCCCGATTGCACTCCGGAAAAATTGTCATCAGTAAGATCAGGAACCATGGATATTTCGTGGATATCCTTGCGTACTCTGTCTTTGTATGCTTCTACACCGTTCACATCATATTGTTTGTAAATATATCCTGCAGTCACACTTGTTTTATTACCGTTCACATCAGTTCCAGACTCAAGCAAAAGCATATTCGCTTCTTTCTGCTTGATGGCGTCCTCTGTGGATAGTCCTGCTGCTTCAATATCACCACTAATAACTAGAAGAGCATCGTTTAGATCAGTCATATAGTTGGCGGTATCAGACTGCCCTGCATCGTATAGATCAATCAAAGATAGTACATCTTCATACAAGCCCATCCGAAAACGATTAGGAGAATACTCTGTAATAGGTACCTCTTTATATTCATGCGGTTCATCCTGGGGATTTTTTAACTCAATTGCTGTTAGTGTCGTCTCATCATAAGTGATACTTTTTTCTTTTGTGTATACGATTGGTTGAATGTACTGTTTATCAGCATCCTTGTTGAATCTTGTCTTAGGATACCGTACAGCCAAAATAGGCTCTCGTTTTACTGTAGTATCATATACAACAAATGTTTCAAATACATTAGCCAAATCAACATAATCTGTATCATCTGAATCTCGATAGATAATCTCATAGGCTCTCCCATACTTATCCATATCAAGCCAGAGTTCAGCATTTAACCCATCTATGTCATTATTAGTATTAAACTCTTCGATTTCTTTTTGTTGATTTGTGTCCTCGATTTGCACTTTTATAGGATTGCCTGTGTTGTACCCAACATCAAACGTACAAAGAACTTTTCCAAAGTTATGTGCTGATCGATGATCCGCTTTTTCCTTTTCTCTACGTCTACGGTTATCCATGATATTTGTATTTCTAGCTTTGTAATAATCATCTAGTACACTTAGCCTTTTTACCTGATATTCATGATGATGTTTTATCATTGCTGCTAAAGTATCTAAATCGTTAAGTAAATCTTCTGCTGAGCTAAATCTATAGTGAAGATTTGAGTCTACGCTAAACTTTACATAATTTGTGTTCACGTCGTTCGAATAATGTATATCAGCACCGTATTCAAATTCGTTTACCTTATCCATTTCTCACACTCCTTAAAACATTCTTCTGATTTTGTTCCGCTGCTCTTTAGTAACGGTTGATTTCTTTTTGGCCCACATGTCTTCGTTGAAGGCGTATCTTGTCGCATCAATCGTATGGTTATCTTTATCCTCTAACCTTGGCTTAGGATTTCCATCACGATCTGTTTGATAGTCGATGTTCTCGAATTCCTTAGCAATATTCGGAGTGCGTAGTGGATCAATACAAATAAAAGCCAAATCATCTAGCCACTGTTCACCGTACTCAACAGAATCAGGTCCTTTTTTCACGCCTTTTATTCCTTTCATGCCATGTTCATTAACTAATTCAGCATTACTCTTTGGCTCTGCGCTATCTGAAAATATCTCCTCATTTTGGTAACCTTTAGATTTAGCTTTGTTTGCAAATTCTCTATTGCTGATCTTCACGCCGTAAATTTCATCGATTGCATAAATACCATTTTTCTTCTTGTCATAATGCCATCTGACGAACGCTAAAGGATCCGTTGCATATCCATAGTCCAAACCGTTGCGGATGTTATCAAAGTTAGAGATCATTTCATCTGTAATAGAACCTTTCTTAACTTGTAGATTATCAAAAGGTACAACTCCTGACCCCACCGCTTTACCATCATATTCCCACTCAGCCCTTCTTGGATTCCTTGCTCTAGTTGCCTCAACTTCTTTCAGAAATTCCTTAGAGATGAATGGATTATCCCGATAGGTCGAGTGATGAATAAAAGTGTTGTCTGGTTGAAAAGAAGTCTCATATTTTTTATTTACCCAAGATTGTTTTCTCTTAGGTGGATTGTAGCTGTAAAAAAACTTATAAAAAAGACCATCATCTAATTCTCCACGTAATAAGGAGTTAGTGATAGTCGTTACTTCATCTTCTGTTTTAAATTCTGCTAATTCTTCAATCCAACCTATAGCAAATGGAAACTTGCTATCTTTTAAAGACTTGATTCGTTCTGGGTTTTGAGCACCACGAAATATCATATAATTCCCTCTTGGAAGATAAGTAATTTTAAGTGGTGACTTATTAAACTTAAATAAGCGCGATACTCCCTGTTTCTCAATTGCCCATTTCATTTGTTCGTAAATAGATTGCTCAAGTGTATTATCAACATAACGTATACCTACAGCATTCACTGCATATCTCATAAGTAACTGAGTAACGATATGCGCTATATCTGATGATTTTCCTGAACCCCGGCCACCTTTACAAACTATATTAAGAATGTCTTGATTTAAAGTTGCTCTCCATACTGAATGAAACTTCGGCGGAAGAAATTCAGATAGTTTTTTAGCCATCATCATCACTACTTATATCATCAATGAAAGTAGGTGTTTCAGAAATTTCAACTTTCTGCTTATCTACAAATGCTGCGTTTATTTTATAATAATGCTCAAGTGCTTGGTTACGTTCTTTGAAACCTGCTGAATATTCACTCACTTCACGTTCTATGATTTCGTTTGTATAAGGATCTCTCTTAACAACTTCAAATCGTTGTGGTTCTCCTTTTGCAATAGAAGCAGTAATAGCCAAAGCTTCTTCCATTGTTAAATGCCTCTTAGTTTGAACTTCTTTTAGCTTCTCTTGAATGTAGTCGGATACTTTTCCACCTTTTTCCACCAATTTTTCTTGTGCGTTCTTAGCGTAGTTTTCTTTATAGCCAGCTTTCAGTGCTGACTGATAAGCATTGCCTGTGATGATGTACTCATCAGCAAAGGCTTGTTGCTTAGGATTCAACTTACTCATTTTCCATCACCACCTTTGTTATATGTTAATGATATTTTTTTATATTTGTCTGTATGTTCTGCTCACTAAAATATCCATGGCCACAGTAACGAAGATTGTACTTATCAACCTCTTTTGGTGTGGCTTCTCTGGTCATTTCAATGATGGAGTACTTCTTTTTAATCTGGACTGATTGGACAACCCTCACTGGATCATCAGTGTTCGGTTGCGGATATCGGTTTGTTAGCGATACATACCAGTAGTTTCTCATTACGCAGCCTCCTTTGTGCAAAAATAAAAAGACCACTCAATAAGTGATCTAATATGTAATGCACAGGCAGGGATGTTTCCGATCCTGTGCTTGAGACATTTGACGATTCATTTGTACCGAATCCCAAATCTCAATCTAACCTAACCAGTTATGTAATAGCAACCTACACACAGGCGGTTATCCTGTTCCTCCCTAGGGCTCGCACCACACGAGTTCATACCCCCCTCGGTTGCTAACGAATACTGAAACAGAATACCGTCTCTGTTCATGACCAACGCGACAGTACAAAGCTTTGTCGCAAGCAGGTTATCGTATTCCTAATAACCCCAACTAATGTTTCTCTCCTAACCTACACCTGAGAGTGGCGCACGTCTGCGCTAGTATTTTATACCTTCTAACCGCTAGTCGCATCCCGACTAGTCAGCCGATTCATCGGCATCCGATAAGATGAATTGTTTCCGTAGGTTCCTTAAGTCACTGGCAATGAATCGAACATTGCATGGTCAAATCATAAAACGTTAAGGCTATCCCTCGACGTATTGACCTTATTTTTAAGCGTCTACCCTTTCCGCCACAGTGACATAATAACAATAGACAACAACGGATGATAGATAATAAGAACAATTTAGAAGGAGTTAAAATTCACATCCTTATTCTTAATATTTCCGCTGCTGTCTATCGAAGCTTAATTGCGAAACAATAATAAAACGATGTTCCTTTTATTATTATTTTGTCTTAGACCTATCACTAATCTTTCGACACTATCATAATATCACGTTAAACCGCTCAAAAACCCTACACTATCCCTACAAAAACCCTACAAAATCAACGATACTGAACTAACACGCCTTTTTTATATGCTTCTGCAAATTCGATCAACGCGATAGATTTCAACTTCTCTACATTCTTCTCTCCGTATCCTCGTATCAATTGCCCTATTTCATAATTAGAGTGCTTGTTTACGTCACAGAAACTGTAGTAGAGTATCTGGCGACTAATCAGACTAAGAGCCATCAAAGCCGCTAAAATCGCGTCTCTCTCCGCTTCTATATCCATCATCTGAATGATCGCATCTTCTGCCTTATTGCCGTGTTTCGGTGCCTTCGGCATATCCGTAATAATCGGCGACTTAATATCTATCAAAGAGCGACCTGCCATCCGCTCCAAACGCCGAAAGTTCTTCAGCACATCTCTCGCATTACATCTTGTCTGTTTGAAATCTACCTCTCGTAACAATTGCATCAAGTCAAACCGCTCCTTTATGTGATATAATAAATGTGTTGGATTTATTGAATCAGTCGGAGCGATCCGGCTTTTTTATTTGTCATTGATTAGTTCCATATCCACCAATCTCGCTACAGCTAAATTCTCTTTGCTTTTCGCTAACCACTTATCACATTCCATCGTGTTTTCAATACGAATGATCGCTGAGTGATTATAGACGTGTTCTACATATCCACGAAATGGATAGATGAATCCTTCTGCTTCGCAGCGAACCATGTCACCGATTTTGAATTTTGATTTCTTACGTGTTTTAGGGTTCTTTGTCGGCATGTCTAGCATTAAACCGCCGATACCATGACTACTAGCGTAGAATCCGTCTTTTAGTTTCATCTTTCTGCCTCCCATTTACGATCATCATTTAATATCGAAATCCCAAACTTACGAATAGTCTCACTCGCATCAGCAACACACTGACTTACTACTTTATATGCTTCTTCTACTGAAACTCCGTATTCTTTTTCAAACTTTGCCTTTAGTACATTCAGTTCCTGTTTTCTTAGTTTTGTTATTCTGCGATGTCTGTTGTTCATTCCGCTTCCTCCTGTTCTAATCCCCATTGAGCGAATGCTGATAGGACTTCATATTCTTGTTTACAAGCCAATAGTTTATAAGCTTTGCGTACTTTATCAGGTAATTTTCCTAGTAAATTTTTATCAGAAAAAGCATTAACAGATAATATTGGTGCTTCTCTAGTTAAAATTGTCTCGCTTTTCAACCACTCAAACACGATTTGCTGGTTGTCGTTGAGTTGAATTGATTTTTCTATTTGTCTTAAATCTTCCAATTCAAGTCGTAGATGACTGATTTGAGTCATTTTAGCTTGCTCAACAATTGGAAACCCCAATCCCAAACTATCTTCTAAATTTTGGAGTTCGCTTTCTTTCTCAGATATGAGTTGGTGCAAATTTTTCATCCTTCTGCCTCCTCTTTAGCTGTCAATTACTTACTCGCAAGTCACTAAAATGGCTACTTCATCGATAAAGTTTCCATCTTCGTCTTCCATTCCTTGCTGAATGCTAATGTCGGTAATCTGCTTAAAAAATCCGTTGTCATAGCCTTGTGCGTTTATCACTACTTCGACGTCTCCGAGAACCTCTTTGAGACTATTAATTTTATTTACTACTTCCGATGCGTCCATGACTACACCCCTTTCCAGTTGGAAATAATTGCATCCTCTTTTTCTTTGAATACTCCTTCAATGATGATCTCTCTATCTGAGTAAGGCCCCATATCATGAATTACAATATGAATCAAAATATTTTCATTCCTTAATTTCTTATTTGATTTCCTCCGTTAGCTGAATTTTTTCATAAACACAAGCCAATGCGTTTTGCTTCGTTTATTACCAAGCAATGGCTGTTCTCCAATAGCCTCTAACACATCAGAAAGTGGTATCTGTTCCTCGTTCCACTTAAAAATTAATGTTCCTGAAGGTCGTAAAACTCGCATACACTCTGCAAAACCTTGCCTGATGTCTTCTGGCCAAAGTTCGTCTAATTTTCCATATTTTTTGGCAAGCCATGAGTTTTCGCCGACATGTCTTAAGTGTGGCGGGTCAAATACAACCATATCGAACACATCATCTTCAAAAGGCATATCGCGAAAGTCTGCGACCACATCTGGATCAACATTGATCACATGACCTGTTGATAATTCTTCATACTGCTGACGACAATCCATAAATGTTACGTCAGAATTGTTCTTATCAAACCAGAACATTCGACTGCCGCAACATGCATCTAATATTTTTGGCAATTACTCTACCTCCAATAACTCTGGATTCTCGTAGACGTTACCTAAAACAGTGAGAAATCTTTCTGTATCCCGATAAATAAATCGTCCATATTCAAATATGCCAACATTTGAATCAAATTGAATGTCTGGATTAATCTTCACGACTGCAACTCTGATTGGTTTCTCTTCCCAATCGGGAGTATCTCCCCATTGCACTATGTCTCCCTCAAATATCTCCACACCGTTCTTATCTTTCAGTCCTGTTGATTGCATAAGCACATATTTATCTGGAGCCATTTCAGCATGAGTGATCAACCTTCCTGCTTGCCCATATTTCATTTCTTGTCCAATTGTTTTACCTTTAAATGGTGTGTACCACGCTCTAAACTTCGGTATCATTTGCTGCCCTCCAAATACTTATATTCGTGTCCTTTTTTATCAACGTGATTCCGCCACGCGTACGTCCGAATAGTTCCGCTCGTATATTCAGTTTCTGCAGACAACTCTCTTGCCGTTCCTTGCATCAAAATGTTACCTTCATACAAAACAACGATGATTTTTCCTTTGCGAAGTTTCCGCTTATCAGGCTTTTTTCGTATACGTCCGTTAGCAATCTTTTCTAGACGCTGAACTTCAGCAACCACTGCTTCATCTTCTTGCCAGCTCTCATCTTGAATCAGCAACATTAATTTTCGCCAAGCCGCTTTCTTATCCATCCCGACGTTCCCCTTTCAATAATTTGAGTACTTGATCAAGTGCGCTCTCACGTCCACCATGGAACGTGTTGAGCCACTTGTCTTCGTACGAGGCGCTTTGTCTTAAAGCTTCTTGATGCATTAGTTCGATCTGTGCTGTAAATGTTTTTAGATCCATCTGATTACACCTGCTCAAGTTCACTAAGATGTTTTTGCAATCCTTTAACGCAATCAACAAATAGTAATTTTGTATAAGCTAAATTTCTTAATTGTGTTGCATCGATATAAAGTGCGAAATAGTATCTGAGTTTACTCCAACTTGAACGATCATTCTTAATTCCTTCGATTCCAGCTTCTTCGAGTTGATCATATACGTCTCTCAGGATTTCTATTTCCTCACCAGTTTTATACTTTGCTATTTCATTAATTAGTTCTAGATAATCGATTTTCAATTTTCCACCTCTTAAAATGGTGCTTTTGATTGTCTATTAGCTCTTTCTAGCGCTTTTTTCTTGAGATAGGCTTCTTGGTCGATTGCCCATTCAGGAAGCTTCTCTCGTCTTCCTGTGCGCTTGTATCCACTGCTTGCGCTCTTAGGTTCACTTTTTTCTTTCCTTGCCCAACTTCGAATAGTTGCCAAATAGTTTTTATAAGTCTTACCAGATGATTCACAATACTCTGACAGTCGTTCGATTCGCTCTTGGTAATCATTAGGGAATTCTGTTTTGAGTTTCTCCATCTGCTCATCTGACAAAAGAACATTTTTATACTCTCCGTATTTATGACGGATGGGCTTAGCCTTCGATTTTTTCGAAGGCGGTAACTCTCTTATATATTCTTTTGTATTATTAAATGTATTATTAATAGATGTATTATTATCTTTGACTTTTTCGTCAATAGGGGTATTGCGTTTTTCGTCAATAGGGTATTGATTAATTCGTAGGTACCTATTGATTATTTGATTGGTACCCTCTTTGTAAATGATTTCCCGATTCAAGTATCCAAACTTAATCAAATCACTTACCCATCGCGATATGGTCTCTTTATTCACACCATATAAATCTGCAAAGTACTCATTGCCTGCCCAACAAAAGCCTCTTTCATTACACAAGGCCGTTATTTCTCCGTATAACAACTTAGTATTTGGTTTAAGTCTTTTGTCGTACCTTACGTTGGCTGGTATAATCGCATAATAACTTCGATGTTCTGTCATTTTTACCCTCCAATATTTAACTTTTTGATTGTTTTCTGGTTTAATTTGATCCCTTTTATTTGATATTTATTTTTGAAATTAATCACACCTATTTTGTGCTTCTCTTAATCTTCCAAGAAACTAAATGTCTTCCCTGAAGCTATATTCAGCACGGTATGCCTGCTGACATTAAAAAGTTTCATTATTTCTCCGGAGCTCATCAATTTGTTTGTATATAAACGCTTGATAGCTAAAGCTTGCAAATCAGTTAGTTTTGATGGTCCTTTCAAGTTAGTTAATCCATTTTTTCTAGCATGCTTTTTATTATCATCAGAACTGAGCCATTCTAGGTTTTCAACAGTATTGTTAGATTTATCTCCGTTCTTATGATTGACTTCAGCACCTTCGAAATACGCTTCTTTTAAAAAGTGAAAAGCTACTAGCCGATGGACATACCTTCTATCTCTAAAACCTTTGCCGCTTAAGAAGATAATTTGATACCCTTTCCCATTGTCAGATGGTTTCATAATAAATCCTTCTTTGTTAACGTATCCCTTATTAATTACATAGTTAGGGCGATTAGATTTAACTCTTCCTAAGCTACTAACTTGATATACTCCCTCGTATCCTTCGATATCCATCCATAATTCATTCAATGATATTCAACCCCAATCTTTTTAAATCACTGTCTTTGAGAACAACTGCCGTAAGCTTTCTTTTAGTTGTAAATGTAGTAAAACCTTCGACATGAATTTTCGTATGGCATTCTCTGCACAGAGCCATAAAGCGCCTACCAGAATTGTTTATTTTTTTTCGGTTATTTCCCATGCCGACAGAGTCTACGTGATGTATATCAGCATTTTTCTTTCCGCAACTACAGCACACCCTGTTCGTGAGGCATTTGTAAAAGAAATACTGTTCGTTTTGGGGCAAAATTTCATATCCATTTTTAAACGGAATATCATGCTCAAAGATGAAATCTAGGATGATATTCGCTAAGATATTGGCATCACTTACGGTTGTGCTCGATTCATCTTTGAGGCTTATTTTGCGCCCTGTGACACCTTCGAAACGGAAGTAGAAGAATTCCTTCCAGAAGTCCGTTGGCATGCCTGTATCGATAAAAATATCGCCTATGAGTGCATAGATGAAGTTTCGTTGCTGTACGGTGAAACGTCTAGGATCAATAAAACGAATTTCAATAACTCGATCACCATCGTAGCCGTCATACATCGTCTTTAGTCGATCAATGTTCACTTCCTCATTGATGGTTGCGCCTATGTCTTTCCCTTTGAACTTTTTCAGAACCGCTGAATATGAATCGATTAATGGTTTAAACACTCATATCACTTCTCTTTTGTTTCTTCTCTGTACTGATCTTCAAGCCAATTAACGCCTCGTTTTAGAATGCCCAAGTCTCTCTTGGTCCATTTACTGTCATCAGCAGTTATAGAAGCTGCATCAGTCAGCGCAACAACCGCTTCATCAATTGATTTTTCGTACTTGTTAGCAACCAGTTGTAAAGCATCCAAGAATAGCTTTTTGCTTCTTTGAGTAGCTGGTTCAAGCATCGAGACGTCTTCTGGCATATCTTCACCAGCAAATATATATAGCCCTAGCCCAAACATTGCTAGATTTTTTACAAGACAGCGCATGATCGTTTTGTTGATATCAAACATAGTTGCTGCTTCAACTCGCTTTTCGATTTTTCCAACAATCTCTTTTTTCTTCGTTTCGTTATTCCACTGATAATCGTTGACTTCGTAGGTATATGGCTCATCTTTCATTGCCTTGTTTGCACCATCCATGACTGGTAACCACATGTCACGCTTTACTCCGTTGACTGTGATACTGGTAAAAACCATATAGCCTGTTTTTTCATCAAAGAGGTATGGACGATGCGTTTCTGGATCACGATAGATTTCGTAGTCTACTTCTTCGCAGATTTTGCTGACTTCTGCCCACGCCCATGCCCAGGACAGATAAGTTAGTTTGTTTCTTTTTTCGACAACATCATTGACGGTTATCTTGTACAGACTATTGAATAATTTGTTATCGTTGCGTTTCGTTCCTTCACTCATCAAATTCTGCCTCCATTTCAGCAATGTATTTCTTACCTGGTCCGTAATAAGAGATATCAATCAAGTTATCCCTTTCGTACTCTTCTAGCGCATCAATCAAGCCATCTTCGATGACGTAAATATATTCAGGTTTATTTGAATGTTTTGATAGATGAATAAGGTAAACATGATCCCAAATACTCACAAAATTCCCCAAGTCATCTTGATCACATGCTAGTTCTTCATTCGTCAAAAGATTTCGTCTGATTTTTCGATTATTTGTTTCCTTGATATTCGATTTGCCCCAACTAGGATCAGTCAAATATTGATCTAGAGTGGAAAGTTCTTTTTCCATGTGGTAACATCTCCTTAGATGTATTTTCTTTGTGACTCTATGCTTGCCGGCGGAGTCACTTTTTTATTTGTTGCCATGCTTTTTGCTTTTCGATATGTTGCTTGCTTAAAATAATAGGACGGCTATTTGCCCACCAATTATCAGCAATCACTTTACCGATTTTTAGCGCTTCTTCTCGTGCCATAGTTGCTCCTTTCTTTTGAATCAAGCAGATTGATTAAAACCATCAATGCTGCGAACAAACTTCCCCCGATAATACTTTGGTGTGCTACTATCACTAATAGCCCTAGGATGAATCCTATAAAAAGTGTGTCTGTCTTCTTCATAATCTAATCTCCCTATTTTTTATTTCTAGCATTCTCAAATCTTCAAGTTCAGAAGCGATTAGTTCAGCTTGTCTATCTGATAGCTCATCGGCTTTTCTAAGCGCTTCACGATCATCTTGTAATTGTTTCCTGCGTTGTTTAATCAAACGGAGAATTTGATGTTCTTGTTGCAATGTGTAGGACATAAAATCATTCTCCTTTACCTTTAGAACTCAAAGTTTTCTTTCAAAAATCTTTGGAGTTCTGATCGTTCAATTCTGATGTCTAACTTACTCCACTGCTGTGTTTTTAAGCCTAAGTTTATCCAATGTGTTAATTTGTCATCACCAATGCCTAAAATTTTTTTCACCTCTGATTTGTTTGGATACGGAGGAAGCTCCACTGACTTGTTCATTACCTTCAGTCGTTCATCAAGTGCATCTAAAACCTTTCTTACTATTTGTTCTGTCAACTCATCTGCTATCAATTCATCTGGTACTGTAATCTTCATCAAATTTTCCTCCTAATATTTTTGTTTACTTTTTACTCTGAAAATAATCAACTTGCTTCCTTCAAAACATCTGAAGGAGACAATATTTTTACACGATATTTATTTGCGTCTTTCCATTTTAAAAACCAAATAAAAGTATGGTAATGAATAAATGTGGTTGAATGTCCTGGACGAACAATTCCTTCTGAAAATTCAGGAATTGTTTCCATTTCCTTGCAGTATTCAACTAAAGTAGTTTTTGACATGCCGTGGAACTTCTCCAAGATCAAACTTTGACGATACCAATCGTCTGGGTTTGCTGCCTTCTCAGTAGCTTCTATCAACTCCGAAAGCGTTGGTTTTTTCATTTCGTTTTCCTCCTCTACAATTCGTACATAGTGATAATCGAATCTATAATTCTGTTTGCTTCTGCAGAAGTCTTTTTACCGTTTAAAATTAAAGATAAATAGCTTTTACTAATTCCAAATCTTTCAGCAAGCATGGTGTAAGTTAAGAACTTCGAACTTTCGACATATTCTTTGATTTTTTCTCTATCTCGTTGAGTGATTTCTGCAATGTCAGTCATACTAAAACTCCTTTCTAACCAATTTCCTCTAAATCCATTTGAGGGTAATAGCCCTCTGCGATTAATAAGTTGTAAATAAACACTCGCCCTTTCTGTGTCCATTTGGTATTCATTACAACTTTAGTGCCGCCATCGGCTTTCGGTATCTCACTTGTGTGCGATTTTGTGTATCCTTGGTTCATATGTTTTCGGTAAAGTATCCATTGTCCGCTAACTTTATGTTGAACACCTAACTCGTTAAGCAATTTGTTTAGAGCAATTGCCGACATTCCGTAATCAGCTGCAATTTGAGAAGTCGCTACCGTATCTGTCGATGAAAGAATCGTATCTAAGTAGCTAATCTTTGGTTCGTACTCGGCAATTTGTTGTTCGAGTAATTGGTTCTTTTCTTCTAAATCTGCTGCTAAACGCAATGCTTGTGCAAAACTTTGAGGTACATTTGAATAGCTACCTGTTTTTCTGATTGTTGGAAGGACTTCTTCCATTACCCAAGCCTCAAATTTTTCAGCGCTTGGTAAGTTCGATTTGATAATCAAGCGGTAAACATCTGATTCTGGAATAACTTTGAAAGATTGGCGACGACCTAGCGAATCGCTACCCCATGTTTTTACGGCTTTTTTACAATGTTTATTAGTAGCATCGCTCGGGTTTTTGTATCCTAATGTTTTAGCGACATCATTTGCTACGAAATACGGAATGTCATTTTCTAGAAACGTCCGAACTTCGTTTTGTTCGAAATTGAAAATTTGTGGTGTGTTCATTTTTTCATTCCTTTCTTTGGTATAATTTCCTTATCAGTGTGACAGGCTGAAATAATTGATAAGGAGGTGGCAACTTTGAAAGACTATAAATTGGATTTCCAGTCTGAATTGCCCATAGAGTTCGTAAATGAATTCAAAATTGAGGCGCCAGATAAAACTCGTACATTATTTACTTTCAACCACGATATGATTCTTCAAGAATTCGAAGATGATACTGTAATATGCGTTGCTCGTGATAGTGAGTTTTTAACTATCTATTCGAACCGTAAATTCAATCAGACAATACCGGTACGAAGCAAGAAGGTTATTATTTATTTTGAGGAATAAGCTTTCCTTCACCCGTCTGCGGATCATATTCTATTTTCGATTCTGGATGTTTGCGTTTAGTGTGCTCCTTGCTACTTCCGATAGCTTGGAGCAATTCTGCTATTTCTTGTGGCTTTGCTTCAATGCTAATTTTCATGTTGTTACCTCCTTCTCTGGTATACTCACTGTAGAAAGTGAGGTGGATCTATGAGTAGAAAAACCAGTGTTAAAATCAGTGGCGACCTTGAAAAAATCATAAAATCCGAAGCAAACAAGATTTTAAAAAAGGGCGTCGATTATACTTGTCCTTCCTGTGGTAAAAAAATTAAAATATCTAATGGAAAAAACAAGTGTAAATATTGCGGAGCTGAAATTGATTTCAAAGGCAAGGTTTAGTCCTGCTTAATCTCAATTTCAAATTCCTTTGAAGCCAATTCGTCTGCCAACGTTTTGGCTTCTTTTAATAACTCAATATATCTTTCAGCTTTTTTTGTTGCATCATCAATTCCGATTATTTCTACAGTTATTAATTCAGTTTTTTTATTTTCCATCTATTTCTCTCCTTTCTTTTATATTCGTAAACAAATTTAACAACTATTTTCTAAATTTGATTGACAAAGCATAGAGTTTTATTCTATACTTTGTACATAGTTAAATAAGACATATAAACATTGATTTTAAAAGCTTTCTTGGCGGTTGGCGTTTAATAATCAAAAGTGTTTTTTGTTGTCTTTTTAGTTGTTAAATTTGTTTACAAGAACAAGTATAGAGTTTTAACTCTAATTTGTCAACAGGTAAATAGAGTTTTATTCTATATTTTTTCTTGTCAGTCTAGAAAGGTTGACATATCAATGAATCCATACGAAAAAATAAAAGAATTAACAAAGCAAAACGGAATATCTGTAAGAGAATTAGAAAAAAGATTGGGATATTCAAATGGATATTTCAGTAAATGGAAATCAGTATCACCAAACTCCGAAGGTTTGGCAAAAGTGTCAGATTATTTTGGTGTTTCTATAGACTATCTTCTAGGAAGAGAGAAAAAAGAGGCCCCTAAACATGTGGATTTATCAGAAGACGATACTGTTTTTTCTTTTGACGGAAAAGAAATATCTAAGGAGACAATGCGTAAAGCGATTGCAATTGCTAAAGCTTTAGAGGAAAATGAATAGTTGGAGTGATGGTTTGTATGTATTTAAAGTTGAAAGAAATGCTGAGTGAGTATAATTTAAAATTGATCTATATGGAAATGGAAGAACCAGGTTTTTATTATCCAAAACCAAGAATAGTATTTTTGAATGAAAAACTACACGAAGACAGTTCTGAAGCTTTTCATTTAGCCCACGAGCTCGGTCATTTCATTGCTTCACATTTTGAATATTCAGTATTGTACGATAACTCTACAACTTTTCATTCAAAATTCGAAACTGAAGCTGATAAAATTGCAATTATGATTTTACTAAATATCTTTATTGAGAATGAACTGACTGATGAAACTCAGTTCAAATTAGAAAATTTCATGAAGTTCTACTCTATCAATAACAAGTTAAGAACAGAATGTTTTAATGTTTGCCAGTCATATTTCAAGAAAAAATACTCTTATGCACAGTAAAAAAAAGCCCGTGCTGCAACACGGACTCATGAGAGCGACTTCATTTAAAAAGTCAAATCTATTTTACCATAGAAATGGAGAGTTAGGATGGAAAAAAATTTAGGTCAACATATTATTACATGTAAAAATTGTGGCAGTAACAGAGTTTCTGTAACGTCCCCTAGATCAAATGGTTGTATGCTTTTTTTTATAGGACTAATGCTTCTAAGTTTCGGCTTTTGGATTCCTATAATTGGATGGTTAATAATGATTCCTTTAGGAGGAATAATGATGCTATTATCTTTTTTTGTTCCTTTATTAAAAAAAAATTATAGCGTGACGTGTAAAGCCTGTGATAATAAGTTTGAAGTTTCTAAAAAACAATACCAAAAATACATTAAAGAAATTAAGTAATAATAAAACACGCCCCACCGTCCAGAGTAAGAGCGTGCTTTTAGAAAACAAACCTATATAGGTCTATTTGTTATGCCTATTATAGCAAATGATAGGAGATGTTAAAAGTGTGGGTTGAACAAACCAAAGATGGGCGATTCAAGTTTATTGAAAGATATGTAGATCCTTATACAGAAAAAACACGGAAAAAATCTACAACACTTACAAGTAATTCACCACAAGCGTGGAAAAAAGCTCAGAAAATTCTAGATAAAAAAATTAAAGAAGCACTCGAAGATTACAATAAATCAGATATCACTTTTGGTAAGCTGTATAAAGAATGGTATGAATATTATAAGCAGCATGTTAAACGTACTAGCTATTTGAAGGTTCCAATGATGATGAAACATGTTTCTAAGCACATAAGCGATGATACGATCGTTAGAAACATTGATGAGACACTCATTAATAAGATAATTGAAGATATGTATACGTTTGGTGACCTCTCACTGAACTACACAAAACAAACAAAAACAACTCTATCTGTTATGCTAAACTATGCAATCGATAGAAAATACATTCAAAGAAACCCTGCGCTAGCAGTTAAAATCCATCCTAAAAAAGTGGAAGAAGAAAAAAGAAGGCTTTCTATGAATAAAAAATATCTGGAGAAAGAAGAAATTGATCAAATACTGAAACAGCTATACTCCAATCCTCGCAGAAAACTACACGGCATAATAGCTGAGTTTCTATATTTAACTGGTTTGAGATATGGGGAATTGCTAGCTTTGCAAATGAAGGACTATGAGGATGGGAAAATTTCCATTAATGGGACCTTAGATTACACATCTGTGAAAATGGATAATGCTATAAAAACAACTCCAAAAAATACTTATTCGCAACGTGAAGTGCAATTACCCAATCGTGCAAAAGAATTGATTGAAAGTGTGATAGCTGACAATATTCTTGCAGGTAGACCCACAGATCCCGATCAATATATATTTATATCTACAAGTGGCACTCCGCTTGCGCTGCACTCATTTAACGCTATACTCCATAAAGTAGAGGAAGAGTTGGAATTAGAAAAAAGTCTATCCTCACATATATTCAGACATAGCCACGTTTCACTATTATCTGAATTAGGCGTACCTCTTAAAGCCATTATGGAGCGTGTAGGGCATTCTGATGCAAACACAACTCTGTCTATTTATAACCATGTAACAAAAAGAGCCAAACAACAAGTAATTGATAAACTAAATAGCCTTTGA